ATCGAATACCCTAGTAAAGGGTCATGAATAAAAATTTCACTGTCGCCTCGTTGCAACAGGTATTCAGTTGCTTTTCCGACGAAGCCGTAACCTATAATTGCTACTTTCATAATGTACTCCTAGAAAATGGTGCCGTCTGAGGGAGTCGAACCCCCAATCTACGCATTACAAGTGCGTTGCCTTACCATTGGGCCAAGACGGCTTAAAAACTTTTTCCTTCAGCATATCGTTGTCTACGATAATGCCTTCCGTTTCCTTTATTCTTAGCCTTATATGTATCTGTCTGGCTGTGGCAATTAGGACATATAAGGCTCAAATTTTCTTTCTTGTCGTTAGTGCTGTTGCCATCTATATGCTCTAACTCTAACACAATTGGCTTTTGGTTCCACTCAGTAATTCCGCACTCCCAGCAACCTTCCTTTTGCTCACTAAGATACCGTTTAATCGTTCCCTTAGCAGTGGTGCCGTTTTCTTCCCACTCACGAATGCGTTTTTTATACTGATATTCTTGTTGACATTTGTTGTCACAATATGTATTAGTATAACTGTAGCCTTTCCATTTATTAATTTTGCCGCAATGTTGGCAGTTGTAATCTTGCATAAACACCCCCTGTTATAGAGCTATTTATACATTTGAAGTACTCTACCAACTATGCGGGCAAAAGGCCCAGTGTTACCACCAGACCTCTTTTACTTTCTTATCGCTTTTGACAACAAGAACTGGCTTGTCTTGAGCGATGTTATTTATACGCCGATAGTAGATTTTATCCATATCAGAGAATTTTACGCCGTCAAAATCAGACTTTAGATTTAAGACGGCGAAGTCACCCTTAGCTTGGTTCATTGATTACTGGAGCCTCTTCAGTTTGAGTAGGGATAGCAGACACAACCGTGACTGCTGGTTTACGAGGACGCGCACTAGTGACACCACGATACGCAACACGGGCAACCGCCTCACGCTCTTCAGGAGTCTTGGGGAGTCCTTGTTCTAACATCCACGCAGCAGCTTCAATGCGCGTCATGGGTGATGGGAGTGCAACAAAGTTGACACCTGTGTTGCTCTTTAGCTTTTTGATACGACCTATAAGATCGTTGCCGAAACGTGCCTTAGTGACACCTTTTTCAGTTACTGACAAGCCTGCGACTGTGAATGTTTGATTTGACATAATGTTTTACTCTCAATTGTTTAATATAGTATATTATAAGCGATTTTGGTGATTAAAGCAACCTTTTTTTCACCCGTTTTTAGAACCTTTTGTTATAAGAATCTGACCCGTTATACTCAATATAATCGATAAATCCTCTCCCAAATAACGACAGGGTGTACTCGGAATGAATACCTGTAACGATAGAAGTGCCTTCTTCATCACCGAAGAAGTCCAGGATCTCTTGTATAGCTACAAATTCGACGATAAACCCCTTGCTATTACTGACTTCCATCATGCATACTCTCCTAGATACTGACGGGTGATCTCTTCCAAGGTCTTTTCAAACCCAACCAATTCAAGCCTTGATAGACTCGGCGGTCCTGCAGCAACCTCAAAGTTGCCTATTTTCGACATTAGTGCCTGGCGCACAAATCTTAGCTGACTTTCAGACAGGGATAACTCTATTTGCTCTTCCAAAACGATTCCTTTTTCTCAATTTCAGAGTACATTATAAGCGGTATTGGAGCTTAACGCAACCTTTTTTTGCGTTATTTTCGATGTTTTTTAGAACCTTTTGTTATATGCTTATAACCTAATAGAATCAATAACTTAGGTGTTTAGTACCCGCTAGACCACTCAGAAAACTCATTTTCCTTGACCAAAACAAGGTTAAATGTGCCAGTGATAACCGCCGCACCAGTACCAGCAGTAACTCTTAGGTCAACATCAGTCTTCTCCGCGAGTGTGACTGGGATACCAAAGATATATTCATACTGACCGCCATATGTTGCGCCCTTGTGCATTGTTCTGAATACACCATTTGGTTCTCGCATAAGCAATCTAGATTTGATAGGAGAGTTAGCACTACCAGCGAATTCATAATGCATCACTAGCCCTAGGTATCCTGCTGGAACAGTATAGACACCCATAAGTGTCTGCCCCTCACCCGCATTGATCTGAGCGACTTTGATCCCTACAGCAGAGCCGTAATGTGCTGAAACATCCCCTACTTCTTGTTGTGAAGAAGTGTTGTACATTCTAAACAATCTAATATAAGTGTTTTGAGATGCTACAGCGGTTATTGTTGGGTCAGTAGCGTCAAGGGTGACTGTCTCTGATTGTATATTGAAGTCTGCATCAAGACCCTCAATAAAGAGTGTAATGCCCGCATCATCTGCATCATCTGATTTGAGATATACATTTGCGGCACCGAGATCCCATGTAGTAGCCCACGGATATAAAGAAGAACCGTCCCAAACAGTTTCTTCTACGCCATTTGCCGGAGCAGTGTTTCCGGCAAATTTGTGAATGTGGATGGCATTGCGGAGTTTACCTCTCGCAAGGTGTACTCTCCAATCGTCACCAAATAGAAACGTAGACATTAGTTTTTACCGTTTTGATATGCATTCGCACCGAAGAATGCGGAGACTAATGCTGCAATAGCAACAAAGTAGGTAGGTGCTATGTCACCTATGATCTTAGCCGCAGAATCTAGGCCGAACAGTGAGGTGCAGAAGATGCCGAATGGGTAGAGTAGCATGCCAAATAGAGCGAACCAAGTCATCTTACGCATCGCATCCCGTTGTGCGTCTTCGTCTTCTAGCCGCTTTTTCTTGGCGTCTAAATCTAGCGCATACTCTTCAGCAGAAATATGTCCGTCGCCATTAATATCAATCTTATCGGCGACTGCTTTATCTACTGTGACTTGTGTTTCTTCTGACATGCTACTCTCCTAAAATAGTTTAACTATTTATAAAATTTGAGAGTTTACCTTTCGATGTCCGTTCCATGCAGCGAAGCCGCCGATTCGCAGTGCCCAATATGCAAGATTGTTCAGGAAGTGAAATCCATTCTGTTCAATACCGATGTCACGGAACAGCGCGTCAGCCTCTTTCTGTGTCATTGGCGCAGAAGTTTCTTTCTTACCTTTCTTCAGAAGCACGGTGTATTTGTAAACATAGTCATGCACTAAGCCGCCTATGAGCAACACGCCTGTGGGTGACAACCAAGATGCTAGAAACTTGGGAACAGAGGCACCGTCGAATACGAAGCCCTTAGGCACTACATAGTTTTCACCGTTGACTGAGAAGTTCCAGTCTTTAGCAATTTCCCACTTGCGAGTACCAAGAAGCCATAGCTTAATCGCACCCCAGAATCCTTTACCTGCTGTCTCAATTGTGACAGGTTTCATACTAGGCATTTCTTTAAATGATAACCCTACAATATCTTCTTCTTGGTCAACACCAAATAAGTTGATAACCCAGCCCGTTAAAATCAGGACTCCTGCGATGGTGAATTGCCACCATGTTACTAATTGATCGACGATGAATTCCATTATTGCTTCTCCTCTATTGTTTCAGTTTCTTTTGGTTTGCGTTCAATTGCACCTTCGTAGTATGCTATGATCGATTTTTGCTGTTCCATATATCGTCGGATCTCGGCAATATTCAGAGCCAGAGTTTCATACGATCTTACACTGAAGGCGTAGAACACCCACTCTTGTCCGTTATCTTTCTTATATGTTTTTAGGAATTCGTCCCAGTTTTCTTCAGTCACCACATAGATTTGTGGGTGATTAAGATCTACTGGCTTAGGAGAAACTTGTAGAGGAATCTTGTTCTCGACAAACTTAGTCTGGATGACAACCTCTGGTTCAGGTGGTTGTCTATTTAGAAGTGAGCAGCCGCTAATTACTGGTAGTAGTAGAAACAGCGCCGCTGATAGTTTCAATGTCATCCCATACCTTCTTTGTAGCGTTGTTGACTCGCTTTTCAATCATCCCAGGCTTCTTCAGACTGAGTAGTGAGAGATCATGCCGTTGTAGTTTGCCTCGAAGTTTATCAGTATATACTTCAGCTTCTTGTAAATTCACTTGCAATTCAGAATTACGCTCACCCATTTCAACAGCGAATTCCTGCGCTTGCTCTAATGCTTTTTGATTTTCTTCGGCAACAATCTTCAGCTTCACATTGTTCTCGCGTAGAGTTTCAATGCGTTGTTTCATATCATTGTACTCCCGATACACGCCGAAGCCGACGGTACCGAGTAAGCCGAATATTAAAATGAATGCATAAAGTTTAATCATGACTGTATTTATAACTGCTAAACTTTGATACTCGAAAAATCGCCTAACCGACTTCCGAATGCGCCTTTGTCAAAAGCAGGACCTGGATCAGGCTGACCAGAGTCATGTATTGTCTGTTGAACCGATTCATCTAAGTCATACAGTCGCATTTTTCCTCTATCAATGCCTAGCATGAACCGCTTGTTTGTCGTAGGATCGCTGTATCGATTCTTCAATTGCTTGACCATTAACTGATTCATCTGCTCCAATTCTTCAGTGCTTATCAGAGCGAACATCAAGTCAGCAGTAGCAGGCAATCCGAATGATTCAGATGTATCTGTCAGTTCCACGTCACTATTAGCGTAACCGCTGCGTGTAGTCTGTGTAGCAGTCACTATAGGCACATTCGCCTCTACAGCAAGCCCTCTAAGCTCTTCAGCAATCGATTTGATGATAGTATAGCTGTTCGCAGCAGTACCCGCTCTGAACCTACTACTCGCGCAGATATTCAGATAGTCAATAAAGATTATATCAGGCGTGAAATTTCGCTTGATCTTTAACTCATTAAGTAAAGCCTTGAAGTGCCCTGCGTGTGCTGATGCAGTAGGGTATTCTTTGATCACTAAACGCCCATCGATCTTACCGCTAATCTTACTGATTCGATCATCGAACATTTTCTTCGGCATATCTTTGAGATCCTGAATCGGGATGTTCATCATGTTCGCATCGATACGTTCAGCGATTCTTTCTTCTGCCATTTCTAATGTAATGTAAAGTACGTTCTTGCTTGCCGAGATTGCAGCCGCTGCCATATGACACATGAACAATGACTTACCCACACCAGTGCCTGCAAGTGCTACGTTTAACGTCTTATTAGATAACCCACCCTCAGTGATCTTGTTGAAGTACTCTAAGTCAAAAGGAACTTTCTCCTCCAGCCTATGATAGAAATCATATCGATCATCAGCATTTTCAATGTAGTCATGACCTACGTTTGTGTCAAAGCCTACTTGCAATGCCTTTTGAAGCAAGCTAGGTAATGCATCAGGACCCATCTCTTTGTTTGTGCCATCGATAATTTGAATGCTGTCCATGATAGCATTGTAGATCGCTTTGTCTTTACAGAAGTTTTCAGTCTGATCCAAGAGCCAAGCCATGTCAGCTTCACGATCAACTTGAAGTCCATTGATTGTAGACTCACATTTCAAATAGATATCTTCAGACACCGATTTGTTATCTTGCAGGGCAATTAGCAGCGCACCTTTTGTAGGTGTGCCATTGTATTTCTCTACATACTCTGCGATAGTCTGGAATATCTTTCGATGCTCCATATCACTAAAGTATTCGTCGCGCATGAAAGGAATGACTTTCCTAACATACTCTTCATTGTCAATCAGATTCGCTAAAATCTGTGTCTCTATTCTCATATGCCCACTGCTCTTTTATCTGTTCAATGCAAGGTTCGCACAAATATGTGCGAGCGTCTTCAATGTCATTATTAAAACACATTGCAGGATCATCTGCAAGTATTTCATTACCGCAACGGTCACAGTGCATTATCTGCCTCCATCAGTGGAACATCGTCTCCCTCATCGTAATACAGTTTCGACCGTGAAACTAAAGTATCGTGTGCATCCATCACAGAGTCCGTTGCAGGACTAAACTCTGTTGTGATGCAATCTTCAAATGTAGACCACAGTCTCTCAAATCGCATTTCATACAGCTCCTTCATTCCCAACAGCATGTTGGCAATACGATCTGAATACTCTGCGGGCATATCAGAAAATCTAGGACTATCTAGAATAGCCTCTAACAACATATCAACATCAGAGGTGACGTTCCAACACTCCATGATGTGCTGTTCTAAATCAAACCTGTCCTTCATTTTCCATCTCCACATTTATGTTGTATGCATTATTGATATCGTCCGCACTTACTTCATCCGTCATTATATCACTACCTGAGATTAAGTATCGCCTCTCAATCCAAGCACTAAACGAAGAATCAGTCAATACAGGAAGCCAGAAGTCTTTGCTATAAGTTTCCTTAGTTCTATACTTCTTGCTTTCAGCGCCGTCTCTTGCAATCTGATACCATCCATTGCTAGGCTTGACAACGTGACCTGACTCTAACGCCATGTCCAACAAACCTGACCACTTGCTGATACCACCATCAAATTTCACCTCGACAGGGATCTTTGATTTCTCTCTGACAAACCTAGACTTTTCAACATTGATGATGAAGTTGTAGCCTACTACATCAGCGCCTTGCTTCTCCTGCTGTCTACCTATGATGAAGATGTTATCCGCAGAGTAGTAGATACCTGTGCCACCTGATACAATATCTTTAGGATACAAACCAATCTCTTTGTATGTGTGATTGATAACAACAGCAGGGATGTCCTTGATAGTCAAGTGAGGCGTGATCATTCTAAACAAAGATTTCATTTGCTTTGCGCGTGTCATATCTGCAACAGACTTACCTTCTAGCGCATCATCAACCTCTTTCTTAGATGCTAAGTTACCAACAGAGTCAATAATTATAATCACACGGTCACCGCGCTCCAAGCCATTCAACTGCGACATTACATCGTGCTTTAGCTGTTCGATATCGGTAATAGGAGTATGTACAACACGATCGGTGTCGATGCCAAAACTATTGAAGTAAGCCTGAGGTGCACCGAACTCAGAATCGTAAAAGAGAACGACTGAATCTTCATATTTCTCCATATAAGATTTTGCAAGCAGCATGGCAAATGCTGTCTTGAAGTGTTTAGAAGGACCTGCGAAAACCGTCAGACCTGGTACTAACCCGCCATCTAGTTTGCCACTCAATGCAACATTAAGTGCAGGCACCGCAGTTTGAATCAAATCTTTCGTGCCGAAAAATTTAGATTGTGTTAGAATGCTCGACTCTTTGATTGTCGAATTGCTTTTTAATTTATCTAATATACCCATTAAGAATCTCCTTCTTTTACGAAAACACCATCGACCATCTTACCTCTACGGTCTTTGATGTCATTATACGCTACACTTAGACAGTCTGTCAATGACACATTGTTCCGTTCGGCAATGTTAATCAGCACGACCATACAGTCACCGATGTCATCTCTAACATCATTACCTTTACATACATTGTCACTAAGTTCACCTACCTCTTGGATCAATTTACAGACTTGATCTTTGTCTGTAGCTCCGTCGATGAGATTTCTATCTCGGTGCCATTGTTTTGTTGCGCTCACTAGCGCGATTAATCTTTCACTTTCATTCATTTGAGCAAGTCCTTTTAAGTTGCCGCGAATCATCATCAAAATTCTACGTTCATCATTTGTCATGAGAACAAATCCTCCAGTGATGCCACGGGTCGTGGGGTCCAATTGATTGCCGTTGCAATAGTATTCATAGGGTCGATAAATGCCTTCTGAAACATTAGTTCATAGTCCACATATCTATGTAAATCAAACTCCGGCGGTAGTTTAGCGTTGAATGCAATACAGTTCTCGCCAAGGTGATTAGGTTCCTTGAGATACAGAAACTTAATCTTCTCGCCATCCTGAATGCGCTCATGCTTCATTGTCAGATTATCACGCTTCAATACATGATTGTACATCAAAGCGCCTCGTACCTGCATCGGAGTGCCTTTAGAATAGATAGAAGCAGCATCAGAATATTTCTCTAAGTTGTTGCATCCTCTAGGGAAAGCAATCTGCTCGGGAGACATTTTCTGAAAGTCTCGCCATGTATTCTCTACGAAATCCTGCAACACACCTTCTTCAGATGTGAGACAAAGTTTCACCGCCTCGCGTAGACTGTCTCTAACAGGAGCAGGTGTAGATGACCGAACGACCTCTAAGCCCATCACCTTCAATTTAGGTTCAGCATAACGCACACCTTCATTATCGTACACGTTCAGAGCATATCTTTTCTTCGCTACCCAGATGCCTTTGTCAGCAATAACCTCGCGCTTGAAGTCCATCTTTTGTGCAAATGCATTTGTATAGTCAGCAATACTATCCATTGCCTTAGCAATCGTAGGCTCAATTTGATCTGAGCCAATCTTGTCAAGGGCAGTGATAATGTTTGACTTGCTTTTATTCTTGAGAAACTTCTGTACAACGCCATCCATTGTGATGTAGCAAGAGTCAGTGTCCGAATAAAACGAGTACATCTTATCCTCAGTGCCACAGACGTTGTTCAAGAAATCATCAAGTGCCTTCGCAGACTCTCGGATGACAAACTGACCTGTCATCGTGATCCCTTCAGCAATTCTGTCATCATAATACCTGAAGTACTGATTGCCCATTGCACCATAGAGTGAGTTCAATTGAATCTTTCTAGCCATCTGAAAGTTATTGTATTTAGCAATGTCCTTCTGATATTTAGGATCCTTTGTCTCCTCGTATTTGTTCTGTGCCTGAATCATCAGCTTCTTGTATTTCTGCCGATCATCAAAAAACTTTGAAACAATCTCAGGAAATAGACCTTGTTTGTCGCGTGTGAATCTAGCACCGTTAGCAGCAATAGCATAATCGCCATCAAGGTTGTACTTGCGTTCAAGCATACCCTCAACGTTTACATCAACCATACCTTGTACGAGTGTCTCAGGAGACATGTTGTATTGCATGATGATAGAAGGATACAGAGATGTCGCGTCGAATGCCATCACCCACTTGTATTCACCTGGCTTAGGCTCTTGCACAAACGCGCCTTCAATAGAACGACCCTGCGTATCTTTACGAGCAGGAATCATAATATTTTTAGCCAGCAAGTGATTGTACAGCAAGCAGTCCCAGGTTCTTACAGGTGAAAATGTATCACGGAAGTTCGACTTCGCGTCATATGTCATTGTAGCAATAAGCTCAATCAATTTCATCTTTTCTTCCAAGTCATCAATCAACTTGGTGTCGATGATGTTATAGTCGATGAAACGATTCCAGTCCTTATCGTAAAACTCCTTGAAAGTATCGAAGCCGCTTTCAAGTTTACCATGACCAAGTTCTACAGATGCAATGTGATCTAGCTTGTAGGATTCTTGCGCACTGTAGGTAAACTTTTTGTACAGATCCAGATAGTCAAGGACTGAGATGCCTTTGATATCGTAAGTTGTATCTTCACGATTGTTTCGCTTGACACCCTTGCGTCTTGTTAGGTTGTAAGGAGATAGAGAGTTCTTTGCGTCATTGCCAAACACCCTGTCCATACGAGAAACAAGATATGGTATGTCAAAAAACTCAACGTTCCAACCAGTAACGATATCAGGATACTCATTCGCCCACCATGTCCCAAATTTAGTAAGCAGTTCAGTTTCATCCTCACAAGGAACATAGTTGACACCTAGATCTTTTGTTTCAGGACCTGGACTCCACTCACCTTCTCCCCATGTTATGATCTCCTTTGTGTCATTATTCATCAACGTGATTAGAAGAATCTTGTCAGTAGGATTGTCTACGCTAGGAAAGCCTGTCTCAGCAGTAGTCTCAATGTCCATCGACCAGATAGATAACTGAGACAAATCAAACTCGATATCGCCCTGATATTCAGTAGATAGAAATTGATATGTCAGGTCAGTCTGTCCATAGATAGGATAGTTCTGAACCTGAGAATAGCTATCTAAGAATTCTTTAGCATCTCGGTTATTGCCGAATTGAATCGGCTTGATGTTCTCCCCATACAGTCCTCTGTACGGAGAGTCGCCATCAGCACGAACATATAGCGTAGGCTTGAAGGTTCGCTTTTCAGTAAAGCGTTTGCCATCGCGCACACCACGCAAGAATACTTGGTTACCATACTGCCAAGCCCAGCTGTAAAATTCGTTTTTCATAGCACACATTATATATCATAATAAGGGGGGTGTCAACTACTTTGTAGCCAAAGGAGTCACAATTTCTTTATTCGGTGTGATGATAGGTGAATTGGTGCCGTAGAGTTTCTCATATTCTACAATGAGTTCCTTCTTAGGATTTACTACAGCAGTTACCGCTGCGGGCATGATATGAGCAGTTGCGTTTTCAGCGTACGGTACCCAAGGAGCAAGCCCAATTTGCGCTTGATTCGGGTTGTCATCATTCGGCATCAATATGATAATCGCTGGCTGATTGACTTGAATTAAGTCTCTACCTTCAATTTGAATATCAGTTACCTTTGCGATAATTTCTTCGCCAGTGATCAGTTTTATTACTTGTATTGACATAATATATTCCTAAAGTTGGGGGCGTTACCGCCCCCGTTGTGTTAGTCTTGAATGAATTCGGGTTCACTCTTTTTACTGCCTACTTTAATTTCGACAGGTCTTTTTTCTTCTGGTACTACATGCTCCAGTGAAATGTAAAGAATACCATCCCTAAAGTCTGCGCCAGTTACCTTTACATCATCCGTCAAAGCGAATGTGCGTGTAAAGTTTCTAGCACCGATACCTTTATATAGATAGCTTCTATCATCCTCACCGCGTTCTTGTACACCCTGGACAACAAGTTTGTTGACATCGGGCACAACATGAATATTGAATTCATCGTCAGTGAATCCTGCACAAGCCATTTCAATGGTGTACAAGCCTTCGCCTGACTCGACAATATTATACGGGGGATAATTATTTGATGTGTCTGGGATTGTATTTAAACTTTCAAACATTTTTTCAAAACCAATCGTGAATGGTTTCATGTCGTTTGCGAGTTCGTTTAAATTAGCCGCAGTGAATCTTCGGGTTACCATGTGTTTCTCCAATTAAGCGAGTTTATGTTGTTGAAGCCCTTTCGGCACTTCAAACGTATTTATAATCAAATAGCCGATAATTTAGATTTTATTTTGTTATATGGTTCAGTGAAATATAGTTGAAAATTTATTCTGTCCTCAGTAGATACACTGACGTTATGTGGTTGTTGAACATTTAATAAATGAGGAGTAGTGTAGCAGTAGGAAAACTTAGGCTTCTCAGAGTTGACGCTTTCATAAAAATTTATTGGTGTCACATGTCCTTGTAACGGAATAGATAGAACACAGTTTCGATACATAAGAGTATCAACATGTACTGGGACTTTTTCATTAGCACGAATGAATGTTAGACCTGCAGTAAGACACGCGGTGTCACCTTCGCAATAACGCCACATCAAATCCATAGCCAGCTTTCGGTGTTCAAGTTTCCAAAAATTGTATACCGACAATCTTACTAGATAATCGCCGTCAGTTCTATCACCAAGTTCAGATTTATTTTGAGCATAGAAATCAGATGCTGCCTGTTTTAATTCAGGATCATCAACGTAGTCTTCGATATGTGCAACATCAGAAGAACCACCTCTAACGTAATTCTCTGATTGTTTTACTTCATGAAATATATTTAGAAGTTCAATTTTTTCTTCTGTGTGTAGAAGATCTGCAACAGGCCACAAGTAATTGAATTTCACGTTTACCTCACTATGGTTTTTTACCTATGTTATATTTAGTAACAAGGTCCCATTCATCTTTATCTTTATATGAGATGATTTTAATTTGACTCATCTCTGCCACATTTTCATGTAACGCTGGCTGTAAAATTTCTAACAGCCCCCAATCTGAAAGTAACTTAGCAATTATATTTCTTCGCATCAAATCCTCATCATCAATATTCGCTAACTTACCATCTAAAGCAAAAAGTTCTTTGAAGTGTGTGATGAAGTATTGCCCTCGCTTGTGCAAGATATGACAAGATTGATACAAAATTTTCTCTTTACGAGAGACAACACCGATACGAGATAAAGTTTCTCTGATCTTTAAAAAGTCATCGGGTTCAGCGAGTTTGATTTCCAATGGAGCATAGCCAGGATAATCAATGTTAAAAAATTCACTCATTATTTTATTCCTATTGATACATAATGTTTCGTACCAATATTTATAAAAAAGAGTATTTAACGCCCCCCTTTGTTCAACCTCTGCTTGATAACCTCGATATTTTTGTCAGTCAATATGCGTAATGCATCAGCCGCTTTAGTATTGCTGTAGCCATAATACTCTTTTAAGATATCAATCAACTCTTCCTTTTCAGGCTTCATCCATTTGTTATATCTTTTCTTAGGGCGAACAACATTCAAAAGAAAATCATATTGTAGTTTTTTGTCAAGATGCGGACGAGAGTTCATTTCATTCGCAGCAATCACCGTGTCAGGGCCATAGCTCATAGCCTTATTGACGATGAAAGGATTGTATTGCCTTTCACTCCAATCATCGACGATAAGATTTTCTTTGCTATGATTAATCGTGTTCGCAAAATCGAAAGGACTAATTGCCTTTTTCTTTTCCTTGAAAGACTCCTCGTCGTACTGCTCGGTAGGCTTACCTAACTCTTCAAGATAGCTCGACATTCGCCATGATCTCCGTTAGACAAGCAGTAAGATTGATCTCTTGGTCAGCACAAAACGCAGCCTTATACTGATAGTCAGCAATGATTAGCACTAACTGCGGGACTTGCTTGACCTTAGGAATCAGAGTATCATATACCTTACGATACACTGACTGCGGGTCAGAGTCTACACTATTAGCGACCCACTGTCGCATCTTCTTGAAGTCCTTGTCTCTAAGGGCGTCTACGAGAGCCTTAGTGCTAAGTTCTGCTAGATTACTCAGTACACCCTCGTCAATCACACCACCAGCACCATAGCGTTGTAGCTCGTTCAGAACCCTACGATAGTCAGGGAAATGCTTCATCAGCAGTTCAGCAAGAACCTTATCATTGTAATCTACCTTCTCTTTCTTGAGAATATCCATCATTCGTTTGTGAAACAGCCCAGCCATCTTTTTCTTCTGACCGTTCACAAGTTTGAATTCAACCACAGTAGTTCTACTGTGAAGAGGAGCAATGATTCGATTCTTGAAGTTACAAGTAAAGATAAACCTACAGTTCTTAGAAAACTCCTCGATGAATGCACGAAGAGCAGGCTGTGTAGAGTTCGGATTCAGATAATCAGCCTCGTCTAAGATGACAACCTTAGGCTTACCTTCAAATGAAACTGTACTAGCAAAGCCTTTGATCTTTGTCCTGAGAACATCGATGCCTGATTCTTCAGACCCGTTGATTACAATGTAATCGCAGCCGAGTTCATTGCAGAGAGCGCGGGCAACAGTAGTCTTACCTGTACCCGCTGTCCCGCAGAGAAGCATGTTAGGAATTTCTCCAGCCTCGATAAACTGTTGAAATACTTGTTTCTGCGCGTCAGGCAAAATACATTCTTCCAACGTCCGTGGTCGATATTTTTCAACCCACAAGAATTCATCTGACATAAAAACCTCTCATAATAAAAAACACAGTTTAACTCATTGTTGCTTTGGAGTCAATACCGTCAGACAAGTTTAGGGTCAATTGCCTACCACCTTCTTTCGATTGCTCCTTTAGCCAAGCCAGGATGTTTTGCGGTGTCGTTTCTCCATAAGGATCATCGTCTACATTATCACCGTAACCTGGTTCAACAAAAGCCTTCTCAACACGCATATCGTCTACGATCATTGCATACCGCCAAGAGCGAACACCAAAACCGAAGTTGTCTTTTTTCACATCCATATGCTGGAATGTAGTGAACAAAGCAGAGCCATCAGGAATAACCTTGACGTTCTTTAGCCCTGAAGCCTTAGCCCAAGCATTCATTACGAATGCGTCATTTACTGATAGACAAAAGATTTCATCGATTCCTTCTGCTTTGAATTCATCGTACATCCTTTCAAAATCAGGTAGTTGATGAATTGAGCAAGTAGGTGTGAATGCACCAGGCAACGAGAATATGATTACTCGTTTACCTGCTACTAGATCAGCGGTTGTGACATTTTCCCATCGAAAGGGATTGCCCTCAGTGATAGTGTCATCTCGCACTCGCATGCGAAAAATTACATTCGCAATAAGCATATTATCTGGAGTGTTTCCCGATAGATCCGACTTAAACATATCTGCATTACCTGGCATAATTTTTCTCCTAAATAACTGAGCTAGGTTCAAGTGCTAACCAATACTTCATATCAGATGAAGTGCTAGATAAGTACATGAATTTTTTCTTTGAAAGCGTAACATCATATTCGCCCGTGATCACCTTGAAGTTCTCCACTGCGAGGCGGCAATCAAAGTCAAGATCGCTTTCACCTATGACATGCCTGAAAGTGTTGCTCTTAGGAGTTGAGGGGTCGCCGACTGATAACGTCACCGTGCCGCCCTTAGCAACTACACTCAGCATTGGCGCAGATACAATTGCAGCAGCCTTCATTATCATATTCACTTCTTCAGAAGTCAAAGTAAACTTATAATGCTCATCAACCTCAATCGTTTTGTCTGGTGCTGCGACAACAATGCTAGGATCAGCATAGTAGTATTCAAATTGACTTTGATCCTTGCCTACTGTCATACTACTCTCACCGAATGCAACATCAGTATCATCCATCAGAGTGAGAAGTGCCAACAGACTATTGAGATCATAAATCGCAAACTCACGATCAAATGTCTCAGAGATTGTAGTGCGAGAAAAAATGTTTTTCCCCGTGCTAATCGTCGCTAGAGTGTTACCCTCACGAACAAGGATGTTCGTGTTGATACTAGCATAGTTTTTTAGAATGTCCAGGGTGGACTTCGATATTTTCATAAGATAGCTCCATACTATAATTTGTCGTCACATTGTACATAATATTCAAGTAGAAGTCAATCTACTTTATTCAGAAAAGGTCAACTGAATCTTTCCACTACTTTTAGACGCATCGATTATTTCACGATCTGTTGTAGTCTCATTCAAAGCAGCAGTAAATGCTGCGGATACAGTTTCAAGGTCAACATCATCAGGGAATCTAATTTGAATTGTAGATGTCAACCCGTCATCAGAAGTTATCTGAGAAAAGATGCCGTTGTAATCATCACATATGGTAGTGATCGCAGCACTGTAGTTGTCAGTTACTGATGTTGAAATGCCTTCCCAAAAAACATCGGTTAATGAATCTCGGGTAGAAGTTAGTTCGTAAATGTTTGCCATTTGTCAATCCTCAAAGTTACTTCTCTTATTTATAAGAGAAGAGACGCAGCGGCCGTCTGAGGAGAGAAGTTTCAATAGGAAAATCGCCGCTGCGCCTCTAATTCTGTTACTCGGTATGTACCCTGTCGTGCTCGTAAAGAGCTAAAAATCCATAGTGGATAATCTTCACAATGTCCTTACGCCATACATCAGGGGTCTCGCCCTTCTTGCCGTATCGCCCATTATACTTGTCAATGTTTCCATGAAAGAAGCCTGGGCCATGTCCTCGGTCTATAATAATCTCAGCAGACTGTAGACCTCCTTGTCCATAATGACCCTCGTAAGTAGAGTCAATGTAGTTTTTGAATTCTTGAATCAATTCGTCTTCGCGGAACTTGTACATCAACAACCCTCCGTTGGCGGAAACTCTGAGAACACTGGCGGTACCTTCCGCAGTGCAATCAACAGGTCAACGACCTCTACCAATCGAGCAGTATCTGCATCGATACTCTCAGTCAACTGTCTGGCTTCTTTAATTAGTGATTGTATCTGAGTAGTCATTATGAGAAATCCTCATCCATAACAACATCGAGGGTTACTTCATCTGACTCAGCAGTCATAGACTCTAGAGTAGCACCAGCATCTACCTTAGTGTAGAGATCGCTGAATGCCTGTCGCGTGTCCTCGTCAAAGCGATTGACGCAGAGTTCGATAGACTTCATACGGTCATCAAACATAGCGTATGCATTGACAATGTGCTCCAAGCGGCGTGTTGATACCAACTCATCGATAGCACCCTCGCGGAATGTTTTACGAATGATGTCAGCCCAAGTGACTAGCTTGTCAGCAAAGTCCTCGTCAACCTTGTTGACCTTGCCCATCTTACCGAGAATGATTTTCTTCTCAGTAGCTGGAGAGGGATACTCCTGATCAACGGTTATTGCAAAACGCTCAAGGAAAGCCTCGTCTAGGATCTGAGCCGACATAAACTTGCCGTCATCCGAGCCGCGTCCTTTAGTGTTTGCGGTTGCAATGATGTTGAAACCAGAAGCAGGAGTAATCACCTCTCCAGTCTTTTTGTTGAAGTAGGGCTTGCCCTCCAAGATAGCTTGAAGACACATAAGTTTGTTGGATCCTCGGTCCAACTCGTCCAAGATGCAGACTGCACCTCGCTTCATCGCCGTCAGCACAGGGCCCTCACGGTAGACTACGTTGCCATCGACTAGTGTATTCCCACCAATCAAATCGTCCTCATCAGTCTCAATAGAGATATTGATTCGGATAGCCTCGCGACCTAGCTTTGCGCAGGTCTGCTCAACCATTGTAGTCTTGCCGTTTCCTGACAGACCAGAGATAAATGTCGGATAGAAAATCCGAGACTTAAGGATCTTGGTTAGATCGCGGCTGAATCCAAACGCAACATACGTTGGGTCAGTAGCGGGAACCAAGTCATCCACTTCAACCGTCAACTTAGCCTGAGTAACAACCTTCGCCTCGGGAACGGGTGTCGGTGCTACTGTCATAATAGGCTTTCGTTTAACTATGACGGGAGCGGGGGTAGATGCTGCAAGAGCAACACCTTCCATGTTGAGCGCGTATTGATTACGACCAATTTTGCGCTCAGTAAAGAACCACTTAGGAGCTGGGAGACCAGCACCTTTAGCAGCATCGAGGACTTGAATGCGGGAGAAAACTCCTGATCCATTGTCCAATGTTGATAAAACTTCAATTAACTTTGTTCGATTTTCCATAGTATATCTCTCCACAAGACTAATTTTTCTAAACTATGCGACTATTATAGTCGGTTTTACTGCCTAAGTCAACCTTTAATTGACCAAAAAGCAACTTTTTTTCTTGTTATTAATCAGCAACTTACGCTACCAGATCAATAAATTTACCAAGAAACAGTGAATTTCCTGACTTTTTAGACTGAAATTTCTTGAATCCTCGCAAAATATCACCCTTTTTATCAGATTTCACTTCCATCTCCAGATCTTCCTGCGAGAGGTTGTCACCGTTCTTAATCAAGTAAGACAGATCAAATCCGTCAGTATCCCGTATTATAGCGAACTTCTGCTGACGATACGATTTTAAAGCCGCTTGAGCACCTGCATCATTCTCATATCTTCCAGCTCGACTAGTAATTGCATACGAATTGAAGTTGCCTATGTGAAAGTTCACAAGCGTGGTGTCAACACTAGCCTTAAAGTGCTTCAGCAATGCATTGTACATTATAGTGCGAGAAGAATCCCGTCGGTTCACTTTGTACTGCGTGGTCACACCGTTATCGGTGATATAAACATTTTCAGTATCACGCTGCCATGCCCAGCCCTGAAACTGAGAACCTAAATGCAACTCACCAGTAGGATCGCCGTCAGTCAAAAAGAGTGTATTCATCTTTTCGATTTTGTGATTACGTTTGAAACGTTTCACAAGTTCACGGGCAACCAACATAGCTTCTAGCAAGGGAGTGCCACCGAGCTGCAAACACCCAGGTAATGAGTGAATGCTAGTCCAGTATTCAGAATCTTTACTAGGGTTTCTATTGTAAACCTCAGCCAGCAGCAACATGTTGGTGAAAGTTTTCTTGTACATGTTATGTGACAAGTCGGAACTCATCAACTGAACAACATAGAAACTATCATCCTTGATGCAAGTGGTGCCATCTTTCCAATTGTTGCTTATGCTAGTCATTTGATCCCAACTACGGCTGGGCATGTTATCATCAACAGCGTTGGTGAATGAGTAGATCTCAAACGGGATATCAACTTTTTTGCAAAACTCAGCCATGACCAACGTTTGCAGAATTGTTGCAGTAATGTCATTGCACATTGAGCCAGAGAAATCAATAAACATCATCATACCGTGATTGGTGCCGTTGGGTACAACCGTGTTAGACAGGAATACATCCTCAGTCAACTTGGTAGCCCACAGCTTTTTCATATTCAACTCACCAGTCTTATTAGTCCTAGCGCGAGAAAGAGTAGATGCTTTACGCTTCATTTCAAAACGCTGCACTAACTGGTTGATGACTGCCTTGTTTTTAGAGTCAAAGTTTTTGCGCATTTTTTGCGCGACTGCCGTTTGTGATACATCAAAACTGTTTTCTCTTGAGCGAAAACAATATTCCCACTTGACGTTTGCCCAAGTTTTATGGATAGGAAACACCCAGTTCTCAATCTTAGGAGATACCCATTCAACATACGCATTTTCTTTTGCAGTATCAGAAACTAGCGAGCCTTCATTTTCACGGAACGCAGTGTCAGTCTCAGATATTGGATCTTGAGAACCATTGTCTTCCGTAGCATCAGTGTTTGCAACGCCGCCTGATGTAGATTCTTGCTCAGGAGATTCTTGCTCAGGAGACTCAGAATTATCCTCGCCTTTACCGCCTGATTCAGAATCTGATTCAGACTCCTCGTCACCAGCAGCATCGCCAGACTCTTCAGACTGAGACTCTTCGGAATTTTCTTCACCAGCGTCAGCCGATTCTCCTTGCTCACCCTCATCTGAATCACCGAAGTTTGGATCAGTTTGAGTTTGTGCCTTCTCAGGTTCTTGCTGAGAAGTCTTGGCTTCAGCAAATATTTCCTCAGCAAGAACCACAACATCTTCCCAAGATTCAGCAGCCTCGATACGAGGAATATACTGTTGCTCAGTGTCACTAAACGGAACGCCTAACAACCCACCGATTTTAAAATGCAAGTTGATGCGGTCGATCAAACCCAGTGTGCCAATGTCACGTTGAGCGACACCGAAGAAATCCTTCTCAAACAATTCACGATAGCCAGCGTAGAAACTTCTAACTAGCCCAGGAAATTTTGATTTGATCTTGCGCTCAATACGAGCATCCTCAATTACATTGAGAAATGATTTGAAAGCAGGGCCGTAATCCATTATATTATCATGCCAGCCCATCATTGGGGTGAATAGAGCATGCCCGACTTCGTGACCGATGAATAGATCGTAAAGCTCAACACTCATTTCTTCCCATATAGGCAGAGTAAGAGTGCGAGACTTTAGATCAAACGATGCAGTAGCTACATTGCGATGCTCCAGAGTAACGTTCTCCGCAGCAAGCAACTTAGCTAGAATTGATTTGTTTTGTATATTCAACAGAATCTCCTCGATTTGAAGTACTATTATAGTGCCTTAGCGCCTCTATGTCAAGAACTATTTCACAACCTAAGTCATTGATTTTGTTGGATATTCAAAAATAATGCTATTTTTTTGTCCTTTTGGTACTCTTTTTAGGAGGATTTTCGTACAAATCCTTCCTTTTTTGCAGTCTTTCGATCACTTCAGGTGACTCCATCCAGTAGTCCTTACCGTCTAGCAATGATGTGAGTTCATCATCTTCCATGAATCCTTCATAAGTCTGCCGTACCAGCTTCTCACCCCACGATCTTTCCATTGTGACTTGGGCAAACATTTCGCTGCTCTTGCCATATGAGAAAGAGGAAAAGGTGTGAAACATAAACACTGTATGATCTGAGACTTCACATTGGTCGCCACACAAAAATAGCATGGTCGCTGCCGATGCAACAAAGCCTTCAGCCGAAGTGATCACTGTCGCTTCAGTCTCAGATAACACCCGCATAAATTGTATTGCAGTGAATGCATCACCACCAGGCGAGTTCAAATGTATATACAATATGTCATTGGGACCTGCTGATCGAATGATATTAAACCACTCGATGTACTTTGCTGGTTCTTCAATTTCACCAGATACATAAAAATGATGCACCTTGGTCATGATCTGATCTATGTAACCTGCAGGTCTTTGTACTAGCCCATCAATTAACTCGTTCATAATATCTTGTTACCGCCTTAATTTTTTCAATTTGTTTGTCAATGATAGCCGTTCGATTAGGCCAATGAATGTAATCCTTTTCAGGATTCTTTTTCAAATTAGTAAGTAGCGGCATGATTAGATCTTCGAGGTCACGCAACTTAGTCGCAACATCTTGTTCTACCAAAGCACGATGCTCATTAATCATTCCTGAGTTATCAGCAGAGAGAACCCTGCTTTCAATTTCATATAGTTTAGATAGGACTTCATCTTTAAAATCTTCCGAGACTGCTGCTGTTGCAGGAGCTGCGGTAGTGGGGGTCATGTCCTCACTGTCAACAATAGTAAAGCCGAAATCGAAATCGTCTGCCATATTAGTCTTCTTCTGTAAAGTACTTATCGAGTACTGCTAGTTTTTCTTCGTACTCAGCAACCTTAGCAAGCTGAATTTCAAGCTCTGCCATGATGTCACTGTGTTCTCCGATACCAACAGGGTTAGTGAGCATGTTGTCCGCATTCAAAAGATGCTTGCCAATTTGCCCAGAGAAGTAGCCACGCGCTACTTTAATCATCTTATCTTTCATATTTATGTCTCCTCTTTAACACGATTTCTTAGGGTTGTACTACTGAAAGAATGCTTTCTAGAATTGTACACAATTTCTATTGGCAATTCTTTACCAGTAAATTCTTTGTCTCGGTATTCTTCACCGATGACTCGCACATCTATAGGCAATGCGAGTAAGATATCAACTAAATCTGCCTCAGTATTGTAAACGATGATTTCATCTACATATTTTACCGCAGCTAACTGCAACTGCCTTTCTACAATACTCTGCACTGGCTTATTCTTATCACACCTATCTATAGTAGGATCATTTTGCAAACCTACAATAAGATGTTCACAATGTCGCTTTGCTTCTTCTAACATCACGATATGTCCTGCATGTAACAGGTCAAAGGTAGAACAAGTGAAACCTATTCTAGAGAAGCCGATTTGCTTTTTGTAATCTAAGACCATTATTTTTCACCTTTGTCTTAATGCGCTTTAACGCCATGTCCAATTTCAACTTCGACGCCCGCTGCGTAAAGTTTTGCCCTAGCATATGATCATACTCATGCAAGAAAACTCTCGCAGCCAATTCAGTAAATGTTTCTGTAGCCCAACTACCGTCTGTTCGTTGATACCTTGCAGTGACAGAAGTTGGTCTTTTCAAGTTTAGCCACACTCCAGGCAAACTCAAGCAACCTTCTCTCATTGTAACAGTTTCATCTGATAAGTCAACTACTTCAGGGTTTATGATGTACCGAACTAAGTCTTTTCCATCACCGAATGTGAATACTTGCATGTCTAGCCCAACCTGATTGGCAGATAAGCCAGCGCCATTCAATTCCAATTGCTTCTTCATAAGCGCCTTACCGACTTCTTCTGCATTGTACTTTTCAAAGTCAAATGGAGCGGGCTGCCTTTTCAGCATATCATTGCCAAATTCTACTAGTTGTAAATTCTTTAGATCCATTATGTCATTACCGAATAGTTTTGTTTCTTTTGAAATTTGATCACGCTTCTGAATTTATCAAATAGTACATCACCTTTATGTGATATGACAAATACATGTGTTTCATCACCAATAGTATTTAACAGGTTCATAACGTAGTCCGTTCCATTATTATCTAAGCTACTGTCAAACACCTCGTCAAGTATCAGCAAGTTTGTTGCTGCCGAGTTTTTCATCTTTGCTATTGTTCTCCAGGTGAATAGCAAGGCTAAATCAATTCGCTGCTTCTCTCCTTCACTGAAACTAGCATACGAAAACTTGTCTCGATGTCTAGACTTAATCGTCTCGTTAAATTTCTCATCCAGATTAAACTGAACAAAGAAGTCCATAGACGCTAAGTATTTATTGACAAGTTTATTTATCGCAGGAAGAAATTGCTTTATCACGCGAGTTTTGATGCCTGTATCTTTCAACAACGAGCCACATGCTGATAGATAGTGTTGCTCTTCATTTTTCTCTGACCTAGTTTTGTTACTCGCTACGACATCTTTAGCCAGAGTTTTTAACTTTGCAGTTTCTTCATCGATGTCTGCAACGTTACTTTTAGCGTCGTGGAGCTCCAGATTTAACCTCTGTAGCTGTCTTTGATTAAGTATGATGTCATTGTTAGCATCGGATATCTGAGTCATCAGTCTAGCCCACTCTTTAAGAGTAACCTCTACTTCATCCATCTGCGCATCTAATTCTAAGGTAGCTGCCTCTAACTCCTCTAGCTTAGAAGTTCGCGCTTCCTGCATCCCCGTTTTGAATTCATGAGGAATGCCCTGCTTACATGTAGGGCAATCATCATGATCCTGATAGAAGTCTAACTCGGTTTTAATTTTTCGGAGTTGTTGTGTGAATCGATCTCGGTATCGAGCAAGGTCGGTTCTTTTTCCTTCTGGATCTCCAAGATTCGTCTTCTGCTCTGTGAGCGCAACTGCTGTTGTTTCCGCATCATTAATCGTCTTGTCGATTTCAAGTATTTGCTCCTTTATCTCTGTTATTTTATTGGCTTTGCTTTGCTCTAACGTTTCAATAAATTTCTTTTGCAATTCAGCCTTCTGTTTTGCAACTTCCATTTTGGTTTCTACGTCACGAATTGTGTCTTTGAGAATGTTTTGTTTTTCTTTAAGTACAGTATTCATCACAGTGAAGATTTTGATATCTAGGATGTCTTCGATAATTTCTCTGCGCTGACCCAGTGGTAGCTGCATAAAAGGAGTGAAGGACGCGGAGCCTAGTATCACAATCTGTGTGAACGATTTGTAATTTAACTTTAGAACTACCTCCTCTAGGTACTTCTGAGAGTCTCTCGCCGCAGCGTCCTGGTCTACTAGAACATCATCGCAATATATTTCAAAGATATTAGGCTTAGTGCCTCGTCGCACAAGATAATTATGTGTGCCGATCCTGAATTCGATTTCAACTACTAGTGACTTGTTATTTATAGTATTGAGTAGTTGAGGTTTAGTTATGTTTCTGAATGGCTTGTTGAATAGCACATAGCATAGTGCATCAAGCATTGTAGATTTGCCGCTGCCGTTCTCACCTACAATAAGAGTAGACGGGCTGCGAGTGAATTGCATTTCAGTAAATGCGTTTCCTGTTGACAGGAAGTTTTTCCATCGAAGTTTCTCAAAATATATCATAAGTTCTCTTCAACCAAGGCATGATAACTTGCCGTGTAAATGTTTTATGTTGCACATCGTCGGGATGACAGTGATAGCCCTCAGACTCTCTCTTTGTAAACACTGTGTCAGAATACGCTTCTAACCAATCAAATTCACCTTCGACAGGCAGCCAGTTTTTTCTACTCGCTTTCAATAATTTATACTCGGCATTATCAGTACCCTCTAGACTCAGTTCGCTAGGATATGCTGACATACGAGTCATAAAATATTTCACACCTTTGTTTTGCAGATACTGTTCAGTTAGAAACTGCCAGTATGCGGTAGTCAGGGCAGCACCTGTTAAGTCATGTAAGTTATTATAGTACACTGTTGACAATGGATCATCCCAATGAGCATTGAGAGTTTGCCAGTCATCGCCTTGATAAACTTCGTGACGATCAATGCCTGTCCACATTACACCTACAAGCAGATCTTCGGCTGACAGTTCTTCTAACAATCGCTCAACGCCTTGAACAACAGTTCGCGCAATGTACTGATTACCTACAGATGATTTAGCATAATTTACTAGTGGCACATTTAAAATTTCAGACAGAGGTAAAGGCCAACAACGGGTGTGACCTTCTTCTGTTTCAGTAAAGCTACACCCTGAAGTTAGTAATACCTTCATTTAATATCTTGTGCTTCCACATATAGAGTTCGCAATTGTGTTTTCAACCTATCACGGTCAAGATCAGTATTGATATTATCCACATAATCTACAAGCAATGTCATCGTATCCTCTAGATCAATATTCTCTTCACCTACTGCCTCGTCTTCAAACTCAGAAAAGTCTTCGATGATTTTCAACTCATTGAGGTTACAAGTATACAACGTATCAACTAGCTTGTCAAATGCCGTGAAGTCCGTTTTGTTCACAACAATCAATTTGACAGATCGGTTCTGTAACGTAGAGTAATCAAATTCCTCAATCTGTTTCATAACCTGTACATTAGTATCATCATAGTATACTTTATGAAACATTTTGTAGGGATTCTCATAAAATGTAAAGTCTACAGTTTCTGTCTCCATGATATGAAACCCTCTCGGATCATCGTAATCTGACCAAGTAATTTCGTATGGATTTCCGAGATAAAATATATTACCACTACGGTCACGATGATGAAAGTGCCCACTACAAACAAGGTCAAACTGATTAAAAATCTTAGAATCCATACCATGCTCATTTCTAACGCCTTTATACATCTGGAAACCAGCAAGTTCAAAATGACCAAAACAAATGGTAGCATCTGCATTCTCCAAAGCATCTTTTGATGCTGCATAATTCTCTGAACAGATCCAAGGCATCAGTAGAATATTAGTATTGCCGAACTTAACTTCAGTCGGATCTTGATACAAAATTATGTTGTCATACTCTGCGAGTAATAGGTTAGGTGAGTTTACTTCATTTGTATTTTTGAAATAGGTGTCGTGATTGCCTGGTATAAGATGTATGTCTATACCTCTGCGGCGTGCCGCATCAAAAAAATATTTCTTGCAACTCGCTAAGGTGTTGAAATTGATGTACTTCCGTCGATCAAAAATATCACCCAAGTGAATGATTGTCTTTACACCCTGTTTCTCTATCTCAGGGAAAAACGAATCATTGTAGAAACTCTCAAAGAAATTGTCAAACGGAATAGAATCCGATCTAGCACCGAAGTGCGTGTCCGTGATGATTGCTACCTTCATGCGTAAAAGACACCGGAGTTTGCGCCGTGTTCCATACACTCAACTTCGGTCACCCAACAGCGATTGTCTGTCATGTTTCTAACCATTTCATCAGTATATATGAATGCGTGTTCAGCAAACTTTTCACACCCCACGCCATCAAGTACAGTAAGTGATGCGAGTCCAGATTCTTCTAACTCTTCAAACATATCCATTGCGGGGTCGTTAACATCGACAACAAGTTTGTGGTCAAAGTGATCTTCAAGCCAATATTTAAGGTCCTTCAGACCGCCGAAATCTACAACCCAGTTCTTATCATCTAAACTTTCACAAGCAAAAGTAAACTTGAATCCTAGAGAATACCCATGCAACAAAGAGCAATGACTATGCGTTGCGTTAGGCTGTCTGAAAGTACACGAAAGTCCTCTCTCATGTCCATATGTTTTTGTAGATAAATGCATCACTCTTCACCCTTTAGTACGTTGATTAAACCGTCAGCAGAAAAATATTCTTCTGTTAGAAACTTATAATTCTTATCTATACTATGTAACATCAAACCATCATCATAGAATGTCATCATCTGTCGAATACGGGCAAGCAACTCTTCTCGGTGCTTTTCATATTGAGCAAAAGATGCTGTCCAATCAGATGGATATTTGAATTCGTGACTGTACATTTCGCTGTACGATAGAGCATCCGGCACTAACGGCATGCCGCCTGCACATAGAATTTCATAGCAACCTATACCTAGAGTCTCCTGTAAGTTTGCAGAGAACACCATCTTAGCTGAACCAAGCAACTTATGATACTCTGCTTTAGTGAGAGATTCATCTTGTGCTACAACCAGTGTGTACTCAGGTAAATGTTTCTGCATATCTCTGAATATTTCAGGCTGTTTCTCGACAGCTAATCGATGTGGGAATAGTATCACATCCTCTTTATCGATACCACGTGTGTCATGCGCAATCTCATGGATCAAATAATCCATAGGCCAGCCTGTTCGATACGTTCTATCAGTGCCAAAGCAGACATTGAACATACCCTTGTGATCATGCGATGCAAACCAATTGTAGTCGTATGCATGATAAAAACTTTTCTCGGCATGTTGCAACCATCGCTGATCACCATGCGCGCCGAGAAAATCATTAGGGTCATACGAACCGGCATGCCAAAGACCGTGAGTTTCTACAGGTACACCTAGCAACTGTGACATGTATTTTAAGTTGATGATACCTGGATGCCACGCATCAGCGAACACGAACTTGTCGCCTGGTTGGACTTTGTTTGCATGAAACAACTCAGCAATTTTCCTAACTTGCTCAGACTTGTAGATGTTCGTACCAGAGAAATTTAGAAATGCACCAGGTGTTGCGCACTCAGCAATGTTATTAGGACCGTCAATGACAGTCACAGCCGCACCCGCATTTCTAATAGCCTCAGGGAAATGTACTTTCCACTGTGCTGTGTAGCGAGTCTCTACATATTCTAGATCAACTAAATAGATCATTCTGTACAATACCCCCATTCTCATCGTCTTCGTAAACTTCAACCTTGCAAGCTCTGTCAGGGTAATATGCTTCCATGTAATCAAGCAGACTATCTGCAAGCATTTCACATGATTGATTGTTTAACTGCAAAGTCCCGCCATCATATAACGCTTCAAGTTCACGCTTCAATAGTATGAATTCAACATCTCTGTCATCATGAAACACTCCAAGAGTCACATAGAAGTGAAACATATGCCGATGTGGGTATTGCAAAAATTCTACACCAGGTAGATTTGCAGCGGCAGGGTATTTGTGAATGCCTTCTTTCTGAAAACTAACCTGAATAAAACTTTTTCTCATAAAAACAAATCCTCTAATGACGGCGGTGCGTCTGTTCGTACAGGGGTAGATTTCATACTACCTCCCAGATACTGGTCAGATTCCCATTTACGGAAATCGTCAACAGATTTGATATTATACAAGTTTCTGAATTGATGTTCAAGCCGCATCTTGACCGAATACTTCAATAAAGCATCTTTGTCAGTCAGCATGGTTTGCATAGTTCGCATGAAGTTTCGAGTACTACCTGCAACAACCATAGTCCTAACACGCATCCACATATACAGATCGCCGCCTAGTTTCTTATAGTCACCTACGCCGTTGTTTAGCACATTGTAGAAGTCTTCAATAGTAGTACCTACATCCATAACTGTATTGAGATCGTTGTAAATTAATTCATAGTTAGGACCCCATGCTCTACCTATGGACATAGTTCTGCCATTGATAAAGTACAATCCATTCTCTGCTGCTCTTGCATGCGAGGTACTATCATATGAAATTTCAACGTGATCATACAGCCCATTCTGACAAAAGATTAGATAAGGAATCATGCGTCGAACACTGCCGACTCCTAGAACGTGAAGATGTAATTTGCCTTCTGCATTTCTAAAAGGAAGCTGACTAGCAATAAATGCACGTTTCACATCTTCAAGTGGTCCTGTTCCGAGTGCAGCCGCACCCATAGCAACGCCTCCAATGTAGCCGTGTCCGCTCTGTGGGACCTCAGATAGCATCCTATCAAACCAAGTCATGTATGTGTCATAGCAATTTCCTTGTAAAATTGCAAATGATTTACAGGAGCTTGATTTCTCATCAAATATCTCTACTTGCTTTCTGATATTATTGCCTGTTTTTCTAGCAAGTGCCTCGTAGTTTTCAAAGTCAAAGTATCTACCTGAAACATCGTTTCTATCTGACTTGCCACTTGGCATGATGATAGGTATCTCATCAAAGCACATACCAACATCAGCAAATTCCGCTTGATTGTGATATACCTTTTCTTTCAACTCTTCAGTGATAGTCTTACCTTGTGTGACTATCTGCAATCCACCAGAGTCTGCGTGAATGTTTTTGATATGATCTCTGTAAGGTTCAAATCGTCCTCCATAGTCTGCTTCTTGATATGCATTATACAAGATAGAATAATTGTGACTATAATGATTGTTGACAAAATTATCAAAGATTTGATTTATCACGCCAGCAGTATCAGGATCATTAGCCGCAAGAGGGTTTGCGATCCGCATATAGCTTGTCCCTGATACTACATACTCTAGCTTATGCATTCATGAAGTCCGGGGTAGCTCTGTTAGTCCACTTAGAGAAATGTGCCTTGTATTGTCGATAATATTTTTGATATGCCAACACAGCATCATCACCCTTGACATCATCAGGCATTGCTTGCGGCAATACAGTAAGATTGCCTTCAGGGATATTCTTAGGTGAGTCAACAACAAGTGCGTGTAGTTTTGTATAGGAACCATGCTCTTTGCCATAGCGAAAGGTATACTCGTTGCATGTTTCAATCCAGAGTGTGTGCAACCATCGATAGTTCGCAGACGTTTCGCGTGTCCATATGTTAGAAGGATGGTTGATATGACTAGCTTTGTACAGCGTAGACTCCATTACATCATCAGACATGCGCCAACGCTTGATGCGTCGATTGTTTGCAGTTTTATCGATATACATTTCACCGTCAAGTACACGGTGAGCAGTAGAAAGTAACTGAGCATATTCTGTAGCCATCTTCACAACATGCTTGTCGTTTTGTAGCATTGCGGCAACAGCAGGATCTTCGTTTAGTTTGAATACATTCATAGACCTAACACCTTTTTGATTTCATTACTCTGCTCAATCTTACCTAGATAGTAAGCATCAATAATAATATTATAGATGGTTTCTCTGTCCATGTCAAGCAATTTATGATCTTCTTTTTGACCAAGTCCGTCACGAAGACTCACAACCAAATCGCCTTGGTAGGTCATCTTGATGTCTGTTACATCACGAAGGATTTTAGGCTTCTTCATACTAACTCCTGAGTATAGTCAATAAGGTTCGCGTTTGACTCATTGCATCGTCAAGTGCATTATGATGAGTGTCAGCCTCTGCCTTTCGTATCTTAACATTACTAACGCCTACTAGATTCAACACTGTCCTGTAGCACTGCACTTTCCATGCTGACCATGGGATAGTCCTATCAGTGTTCCAGTATGCTGATTCTAATATCGATATGTCAAACGCGGCACCGTTGCCCCAGATGACAGTATTCTTTCGGTCAGTCCCATACCATTCAGCAAACATATCCAATGCATCACCAATTGGTTTAGGATCAACAGTCAATGCTTTCCTAGCATCCGGTGACTGCCTTGACCACCACTCAACCGTTTCTTTGGATACATGCAACCCAACATCTTTACATGATTGACCATCAACATTAACATAGAATGTATCAAGTACCCCATCTTCGACATTAAAAGCCACTGCACCGATAGAAAGAATTGCCGCATAAGGTCTGACGCTAAGAGTTTCGATGTCTACCATTATATGTTTCATGATCTAGGTGCAAACTCCTGTTGTAATTTGATGTTGTCGAAAAATTCTTTCTTTAGGTCTGGCTTTTTAAAGCCCCCTCTTAATACAGTTGTCTGTGTTAAGGAACTGTGTGCTTTAATACCTCTGTTCTCGCAACAACCATGCGTTGCTTGCACATACACCCCTACATGCTCTGCGCCTGAGTGTTCTTGTATCTCATTAGCGATCATAACATTGAGTTCTTCTTGTAATGTACCACGCATAGCACACCACTGTGCGATCCGCGTGTACTTACTTAGACCTAAGAGCTTGTCACCCGCAATGATTCCTATGTATGCAACGCCTGAGACTGGCTGATGATGATGCGAACAAATACTTTTCAATTCACTTCTGACAACCAGCATACCCTCATAACCGTCTTCTACATAATTGGGAAAACTGTTGGGGTCTGGCATTGGATAATATCTGCCACTCATGATTTCATGCACATACATTTTAGCCATTCGCCTTGCTGTACCAATGCTATTAGGATCTTCTTCCGTGTCAATTATCAGAGATTGCAACACGCTTTCAAATTTATCTGAGACTTCATCGACTAGCAAGTCAAGTTCATCATCTTCAATAAATCCTGAGATGTTATCTGCCGCATAGTATCGAGAACCAGAACGTTCAATTCGATCTCTAATTGTTTGGCTTATGCTCATTTGTTCTTTCCTTCACATCATCTAGTATTGAATATGCAATTTTTCTATGTCCTTCTGCATTAGGATGCTGACATAGTTCCATATCATCTTCACATAATTCTTTCAAAGTGCCTGGTATAAAATTATCCCACTGTTCCATCTGAATTAACATGTGTTCAACAAATCCTGCATACATTATAGATGGAACTGAATTCTTTGTCAAGTAGTTTTCTGCCGATCTGATAGAAATTTCTGACATGTAATAGCAGATATCTAGTTCTCTTGGTTTGCGTACCCTAAGATTCGCTTTCTTGAATCTCAAACGTTCTGGGTCCCAGTCCCAATCTCTAGTATGTCCACTCCATGTTACAAGTGCAAATTGATCTTCTGTGAAATCGTGTGCTAATATCTGACTAGCGATTGCAGGATTTGAGTTTCCATCTATACCGTAATTTATTAGATCAAATCCCAACTCATTGGCGACATGCTCGACGAACGGTGTGACATAGTAACGATTGTTCGGGTCTGGTTTATTTAGACCTGAAGTGTAGCTGTCACCAAATGCTACTATTGTTCCCATGGGAAAACTACCCAGTCATCAGCCTCAAAATACTCTGCTCTATATTTTGCCATACTATCGCCTGTCTTGTCTATTAGAACGGCAAAATCGGTGTTCTTAAATACTTCAGATAATCCTCTTATTGTATCACCTGTGTCACAGATGTCATCTACAATCAAAGCCTTTTGGTAACTTTGCTGTGAGATGATGTGCATTGAGCCGTTACCATCTCTTAATTGGTATTGAACAGTAGCCATTGGTACGCCTAGCAAGTGCGACAGTTGAACAGCAGGAACTAAACCGCCTCTTGTGACACCTATGATGATGTCGTAATTTTGATCTTGTACGCGGCGATATAGTTTATTGATCATCGCATCATACTGTTCCCATGTTATATGCATTATGTACCTATCGCGTTGCCGAAAACGTAGCTATGATTTCTCGTAGCTACTTTATAACCACGACACATCGCTTCCATGCAGATGTCAGCAACTTCTTCTTGCTCTTCTTTTGTCGCACCTGCAGGCATTATCCAAACTTCTGGGTGCGGAATCTCGTTTGAATCAGCCAGAGCATTTGTTTCTCTACACCAGTAATCAATCTCGTTCCAAGAATTCTCTGTGCCGTTACACACAAATTTTATGATGCCTGTGCTTCGTGTTGCCTGTAAGTAATCGACGTAGATATCTGGCATAATTTTGTCTTTCTCGCCAGCAGTGAACAGCGTCTTAGGACTAATAGCCCAATGCCAACGTATTCCCATATCAGCAAGATATACGTTGATGAAATCTCGCAGTTCAGGATTCAATGGTTTTGTACCGTTTGTTTCTACGGTGATTATTTTAGGTGGGTTGCCGCGAATCAGAAACTCATTGACAATTGCCTTCATTTGTTTCTGTCGCAACATGGGTTCGCCACCTGTAAAAGCAAGCATATTTTCTTGACCAGTTACAGGATGCGTAAATTTGTTGAAAGGTAAACTTAATTCTATTCTGTCACAAACTTCTTCAACATCACAGTCTTGCGCCAAATGCTTATACTTCTTTGACCATGAGTAGGAGCTGTCACATCCATACTGCCATACAGGAAGATCTTCAACCTTTTTCACATTGATCAGGTCATAGTCTTTGTATGGCAATATCCATGTGCTTTCATCTTCAGGATTCTTTTGACCGAAGCCATTGCATTCTAAGTTGCAACCAAAGAATCGAAGCCATGCAGTAGGTGTGCCAGCTAGTTCTGCTTCACCTTGGAAGCTATAAAAAATCTCGGAGTATCTAATATTCATACGCGCATTATACAAGTATTCAAATGTTATGTCAAGAACTAATCAGCCAAATCTTTAAGTTGTTCGACCTTTTCTTTCGCTAACTTGAGTGCTTCAGCATCATCAAAGTATTTCGGTCTACGCTTAGCCAGCTTCTGATCCTTGTGTTTTTCATTTAGCATTGCAGCATCATCAGCTTGCTTGCGAATGAAATCCAGATATTCGGTGTTGCCCGATCCTTCTTCATCTGCAATCAGCCCTTCTATGTCAACACTCTTGATATATTTTTGCTTGATGTCTAGCTGTTTCTTTTCTTTCTGAATTCTACGCAGAAAAGCATAGTAGGTAATTTGCGTGAAATATGCAAACGGGTTCTTAGATTTTTCAGGATTGAAGTTGTCAATATAGGTGATGCAGTTTTCAATGCCATCCAGAATCATTTCATCTCGAAAGGTATAATTGACAAAATTGGATTTGTATGCCAAATGGTTTGCAATCTTGACCATGCATTCACCAAGATAATGGGTGACGCGAGGCTTCGGTTCGTCTGCTTCTTTTGCTGCCAACACCTTTTCTCGATACTCAGAAATTTGTTTTAGAAATTCCTTGTTATCGATATAGTGAGCAGTCTTTGTTTTTGTCTTCACTTTAGGTCTCCATAATAAAAATAAAAAATAACGCTTGACAACGTATTTAGTTTGCTGTATACTTCGCTATGTTGCGATTGAAAGGAATAATATCAATGTATCTTTGTTACACTATCAGATGGGATAAGATTTGGTAGCTCATCTTCTAGCTCTCCCTCGTCATCTCCTCCCAAGTAAAAATGTTCAACTGTTGCCATATATTCTGACGCATACTCTGTTTTTAGTTCAGTAATATAAAGTATTACACTACTATTTATAGTGATTGAATCCGCGCTTGAGAGAGTTTGCCAAGGCTTCAAGTTAAATCTCTCACGCATGTCCTTCCCTGCTTCTTTGTATAATGTGATAACTTCAACAGGAAAAGTGAGATTGATAGTATCATTCAAATTTTGTGTATACGCATTATCAATCATAGCAATAACTATATCACCTGTTTTCAGTTTAAAAATTCTTATTGTATCACTCATGCAAAAAGAGACTCCAATGTGTTAACTACATAATCTTTTGTGTATGGTCTTGTTATTCTCTTATCAAGATATATACCATATCGTCTTCCTACATATTTATACCACTGCCCGCGACTAGCAGGTAAGCCATAGATTCTACTAAAGATCTTATCACCTTTATCCATCTCTGCTTTACGAGTGTTTTGTGCTCCAGCGTGTGTACTAGGAGAGGTAAACTCTTTCAACATAATGTTTCTTAGAATGTAAGTGCCATAACCATTCATCGCACATTCAAGTGCAAAGAAATCATCTTCACCTACTACTAATTGTCCATCTACATAATCAAACTCTTCGTTGAACATAACCTTGGCATCATTTTTTCTTAGAAAGAACATCGTACCTTTCATAGAGCCAAACTTTCTATCAAAGCACAACTCATCGTCCCATTTAACATTGAGATAATTTTTATCAAGATTGCTGTACTTGTCTTTGAATGCGCCGTCTCCCGGTCTACCGTCCCAGTGAGGGAAGAACAGATCAACACCCTCAAAATTCTCTGGGTATTCTGTGAGTACGTCACATATGTTGATACCTGTGTGTGAGAATTCTGCGTGTTCTTTTAGTATAGCATCGTTGTCCATAAACAACGCCCACTCATGTGTGCTATCTGCATAGAAAGCCTCAAGCAATACGTTTCTCGCTTTCCCAGGCGGTACCAAAGCATGCGGTAAATACTGAACGCCAGGTATATACTCATCTGCGTAATAGTCTTGTGCTAAAACTTTAATTTCCATATTAGGACAAGTCTTTCGCCAGAATTCAATTTGCTGTTTGTGATTTTCTACCCGGATGCTTCTCGCTTCTGGTTCATCCTTACTGCCAAAGTAAGATATGATGTATGCTTTCACGTTCATTTCTTTTCCCCATAAACATCAAGATTTACTATCTTGTAGTCAAAACTTTCTTCGTTGTACAGCTTGATTCGTTCAATCATGTGGTTCAGTGTGTAGTTCTTCTTAGACTTCCAAGACAGATCATCGCCAACATCATATAGGTTGCATGTAGTTTTGTCGTCACCTTTCCTAAGCCCTCTACCAATAGACTGTAAGTTTCTTATTCGGGACTTGCTAGGTGATGCGAAGATAACATTGTGCAGGTTTCTTATGTTGATACCTGTAGAGAATGTACCATATGATGCAACAATTATAGCATCATTTGCTTTCTCTGTCAATGCTCTAATCTGCTCACGCTGATCAGTATCAGTGCCGCCGTATACGAAATACACGGGGCGACCATCAGATACTTTGCGTCTAATCATATCGTACAATATTGCGCCATGCTTTTCAACATACTGAAATAGTACGAGAGAGTTCCCTTTTTGTGTAGTTGCTAGATTTCTGAGAATCACATTTCTCTTGTCATTAGATACGAGATAATCCATCTCTTCTTGATATGACATTCCCTTGACTTTTTTCCTTTCTTCGTCAGGGTATTGTAGGACGATGCAGTTCACTTTTAATTTAGCGATGCTACCTTCGTCCATGAGTTTTTTTGTGGTAGTGACATTTATCACTGGTCCGAAGCAGCCTTCTAATACCAGTTTATGTGTCTTTGTTCCGTCAAGCGTACCAGTAGCACCGAAGCGATAAGGCGCATTCTCACATTTATTCATAATGCTAGTTAGTGATTTTGCTTTAAATAAATGCGCCTCGTCTCCATATACAACATCAAATTTCTCAAACCATTTCTTTGGAAACTTGTATACAGATTGCCACGTTGTTACTGTGATTGGAAATTCATTTGATTTTTCTTTACCACCGTATATACGATGGACATTTTCAGATGCTTGCCAATCTGTTTCTGATGCATAGTCTTGAAAGTCCCCGTACATTTGCTCCACTAATGAAGTGGTCGGGACAACCAAGAGTTGCTTTTTTCCTAGGCGCTGATAATAACGAACCAGGGTAAAAAGAATGAGAGACTTACCACTGCTAGTGGGGCTAAGTAAGAGTTGGCGTCCTGAGCGAATTGCAGTAGACGCGGCTTCAATTTGATAATCACGGGCTTCAATTGGTTTGCCATTAGTGTGTAGATTTAACTCCTTTGTAAAGTTTTCGATATATGAATTTGATACCGGGTCGCCGATAACGTCGATATTTATACTTATGGTGTATTCTAGCTGCTTTGCGAATCCTTCTAGATATGATAGCAAGCCTACTGGTAATTCTTTCGCATAGATGTTAAACAGTCTAGCTTTGCCGTCCCACATGCGTGACTTGTACGCTGGCATAAATCGTGCGCCTGGTACTTCAAAAGTAAAGAAGTCATTGATCTCTTGTAGAGTGCTAACATCGCAGTCTACAATCAAATATACTTCATTCTTTTTAGTCACTGTTATCATTACAAAAGTCCGTTAGTGAATTTAGTCCACTCTATACTGTTTTTGATGTCCCACGTTCTACTATTTAGATTGCGTAAAACTCGCTCTAAAAAATCACCGACAGTTGCAATGTACTCAACCTTGTTTGTTTGTTCAATCACATCATCATCTGAATCGAGCATTTCATTCATATCAGATTTTAGCGGCTTGGGTCCTAGCCATTGGTCCCATCCTAGTGCAACGAGTTCTTCTCTAGACAGTTCACCGCGAAAGTACGATGTCTTTACCTTGCGCAATTTGTATAGAGCAGCCTGTGATCTGCGCAAATGCAAACGCACATCTGACATGTGATTTAGGTATTTTGAGTGTAGCTCAGGCGTGCGTGTAGACTCTTTGCCAAGTGATAGTTCATCAATCTTACAGTCTACAGCCCAAGAGTCTTGGAGTTCTTTCAATGTTATCATAATAATCTCGAGGTCTTATTTATACATATTATACCGCATTACGGTATAGAAGTCAAGTACTATTTGACCGATTCTACTGTAAACAGTCGATATCTGAATGCTGCGACACCAACAAAGTAGTTTTGATCACCAGAGCTAATGTCGAAATCTAGACCTTCCAAGCTAATCGGGAAGCAGTCTACAAAAGAAATACGATTTGAAGGATTATTATTACTATCAAGAACGAAAAGATCAGCATCACTGAACTGACCAAGGTCTTTAGCTCTTTGATTTTGATTCGGAAATCGGTATCGTTGTCCATCTATATACTTTGTAAATTGTTTATGGTCTTCAGGAGAACCCAAGCCTATCATCCAGTCGTACAATTCTTTGTAATTAGCCATATCTTCTTGTACGAGGAATCTAATAACTAGCTCACCGAATCTCAGCTTGTCACCGGGAAACGCAAGAGTTGATAGTGGAGTCTCTACTTCAGGAGAACCAATAGACATCTGTGGCAAGTTAGCTGCCTGACAAAAGAAGGATACATTTGGAATGTTGTGTATCTGAAACTTGAACCCAGTAGGTCTAAGAAAATCTAATTCATCTGGATTCGATGCGCCGGTATATCCTGCTTCTGCTACATTTGTTATTGGATTGTATGCCATGATAGCTCCTAGTTACTGTATTATTTATAAGGCAAAAAAAAGCGCACCGAAGTGCGCTCTTAAAATTGTCCTAAGGAAAATTAATTGTCCTTTACGGATTCTTTTTCTTACATCAAATTGGTTACCTTAACGGCTCGGTAATATTGATTACGATCAGCAGTGAACGTATCAGCATCAGTTGTGCCATTGGCTTGTGTTACGAACGGGTTAGCGATCATACCGTAGCGAGTCTTGAAGCCGATCTTTGGCTGGAATGTCGCTGGGTCGATTGCACGAACCATCTGTAAAGGAACATATGGGCAGTAGAAAATACCTGCGTCATAAGCACTAGAACCTTTGTATCCTGCAACGTAGAACTGACTAGCAGCGCCTGTGTTAGCTGAATAAGGATCGATGAATACTTTGTAACGACCGTTCAATGTACCAGCAAATGTGTTGCCAGTGTCATCAACGTTTAAGTCTGTAGACAAAGCAGGAGTATAGTCAAGAACGCCTGACATAGCTAAAGCACTTGCAACGTCTGCTGAACAGATGATGAAGTTACCTTTTCCACGCCTTGTGTCTTGTGCGATTACGTTTGCATCACGCTCGATGTTGAACAACAAGCCTTTGAAACGCTCTACAGACCAACGACCGTTAGAGTCAACGTCCAAGTCGAAAGTACCAGGAGTTGCAGTAGATGCAG